GAGCTCACTTTGAAATGCTTGCTCCTCGAGGGTGAGCGGACGTTCCTGTTCATAAACCTGTTGGTCATCCGACTCCAACATTTCGGTCCTGCTATCGATGGATTGCAGTGCGGTTATTGCGTCCTCGCGTAGATCCCAGGGTAAAGCCTGGAACTGTTGGCCTCCTTGCCAGAGTTTGAGCTCGGTAAAAAATTCGGCTTCGTGCTTTGTCCCGACCATGTCCTGCGTCAGACTTTTCAACGTCGTCTGATCCATGTCGTCAAAGTTCTTTGATATTGCTTTGAAGTTGTCGAGTTTCTTTTTTGCCTCTGCGTCTATTTGTCGCTGTTCTGCCGCCGCTATTGCATCCTGTCTATTCTCCGCGGTTTCCATCTTACTGATCGCGACATCCATTGTTGCGAGTACCCGTTTTTGAATATCACGATCTATTTGATTCTCTCTGAATACCCCCGCCAGTTGTTCCGATTGAACGTCTGAATCATCAGGGTCCTCGGTGTATCTTTCGCGAAACTCCATATTCCAGATTTTCTCGCGATATGCTTTCGCCTCATCAATACCTTTGAATCGTTCCTTCTTAAAATTCCCTAACACAATCTCTTGAATTACAGAATCATAAACAGGGGCCATAAGGTCCGGTATCTTGTCCTCATTAAGTAGGTCATTCTTGACCATTCCATAATAAAGATCCTCCAACTCATTTATTTTGTCAAAAACCGTTTCACTAAGATCCCCCTCCAGAAATGCCGCGTTAATCGCGTCATCCGTTAAATTCTTTGCCCGTCGTAAATCAATACTTCTCTGATGCTGAATGTCATTTATATACGCGGCGTATTCTGTTTTCGCCTGGTATGGCAGTGCCGCTTTTTCTACCCACAACGGTATCCAGTGCGCGATGTCTGGTGCGACATCAGAGGCAAGTTCCGACGCAAATGCCTCCACCTTTTGAGCAAAACCTATCGGATCAGAATTGTGTTGTGTATATGCAACTTCTAAAAACCGAGCAATATCGTTTTTAGTTGCCGCCTCATGCGCCAACAGTGCGCCTTCCTTATACTTGGTTGAAAAAGCACCTACTTCTGGCGGCAATATGGGAGCTTGTATATGGACGCCACTTTTCTCTGCGGTGTCTACTATGTCACTTTTAGGTTCATCTACTTTTGGAATGTTTTTTTCTGCCGCATTTTTTTCATATTCATAGGCAAGTCCATCTCGTATTCCTGCCTCATACCCTTCTGCCGCTCGTTGTTTTTGCCAAATTCCCGCCATCTGGTTCGACCAGGAATCCAATGTACTCGCCAATGTCTTGTAAACATTCGCGCCGGCAGTCGCTTTCGCGTGTGCGGGAGATGTTCGAGGCCGCGCCAGGTTGGGTGCAGGAGGTGGTGGCGTCAACTGCGGCGCAGATGGAACCTGTATGCCTTGACCCACTTGGTGATACGGGTTCGGTCCAGGCTTAAACTGTTCTCTACTTTGGTATCTTTTTATTGCCATGACTATCCCGTGTAAAGGTTAGTGCCGAGATTCAGTAATGAACCAAATGCACCCGCCATTCCCTGTTGCCTGGCGTATCGGCCCGACGCCCTCATTCCCGCCGCCTCGAGCGAGGTGGCGTTCTGCATTGAGGACACTTGCATATCTAGTGCCGATGATGTCAACGCTCTCGCGTCTATCGCACTTTCGTATTCTGTACCCGCGTACTCACGCAACAATGACGTCTGAGCCCGCATCATCTTGGCCTGTTCACCACCGAAATACTTGAGATCTACCACCCGCTCTGCGGTATCACCCCTATCTATAATTTCATCCCGTAAAAATTCTGTGTAATCGGCCTTTTGCATATTGAGAGCATGACCTTCGTATGCCTGGATATTCTGTGCTGACCGTACTGCGGCATGAGTTCCCAACGTATCCAAGATTGTTTTGTGCCGCATCCTGGAACGATCCCCCGCGGCCTTTTTTTCATCGCGTATATCACGCTTGATACCGGCCTCGAATAACTTGGTTTTCCGGTCATACAGGTCTGCGACCTTGAGCTGATGTCCTTTTTTGAAATCGGCCTGGTCCTGCAAGTAATCAAGTTGAGCCGCGCCATAGTCCTGTAGATTGGTAACGTCCTCGAGCCCATACTTCTCGATCATCGTTGCCTGTTCTTCAAGTCCTTTCTGTTGTTCTTTTCCCGCTTTAATACTCATCGCGGCCGAGCCCACACTACCCATAATCATCAAAGGAAGTGCCGCGGCTCCCATTACGCCTCCACCTCAATCGCAAGACCGAGTAATGTCAATGGTTGTGGGTCCTGTTGCGTGATCGTGACCTGGGCCAGGCGGTCCCACCCGAGAATGTGCATCTCTTTGATTCCCGTAAATGCGGCCGGTGTAGTCCCCAATATGCTAGATCCAAATGCTCGATCCGGTACAAGCGTACTGTTCACATACAATCCTAGTGATTGGTATACGTCTGCAACCACTCGCACCAGACGTTTGTGGCGAGTCAGTATCGGTCCATCCTGGAAATCCATATTAAGCGGCATTGTTTTTATTGTTGTGTCGTAATCCATCCCGACCTCTACGGATGTCGCTGTCCTGGTTAAAGTGATACCACCGCTCGAGGGCGTTGCATCGGCCATAATCGCACTATCAGCTCGTACTCGACACACAATACCATTCAGATGTGCGAGCCCTGTGACCGACGCGCTGGCCGGCGACAAGGTCTGCAATTTGTTCGCATCGGTATAGGTGTTGTTGTCTGCTTTTTCCAGGTAATAAACATCCCCACCGCCAACCGTTCGTTTCACCGAAAAATAAACGTCATCCACAATCACTGCGACCGATTCAATCGTGCCAGTCGTAGTCCACTTAGTCCAACCCGCAATGCCCTGGTCACGCAGCGTATTAAACACCGCCATCGTGCCATCACCATTGACGATGTAAACATAGTTCGCATCCTCGTTCGGAGTGCCACGCCTGGCGTCCATGTCCACAGGCGTAGAGATCAGGTGCGATGCCATCAATGTTTTCGAGTTCGATGTATAGGCATCTTCCTCGTAGGTGAACAGGAATTCACGCACTGCGGCTTTCGGCCTGTCAATGAACAAGATACCGCCGTCAATACCGACAGGGCGAATTGAGCTCGAACCAAACTGTGTCTGCCTTTGAACTGCTGATTTTGTTGGTGTGATTGGTGAATCAGGCATATAAAATTCACCGCCCGATGTAAAGATACTCAAATGACGGCCGGCGTATATTGACTCGATTGCATTGACCTGGTCCGTATCGAGAGTGAAATCCAGGGCGTCATCATCGAGCCCCGTGCCGACATTCAAATTATAAAAATCACCGATTACCGATGCCCATACCGTTTGCGGCCTGGACTTCGAACCACCAAACCATAACCGCTGGGCAAAAAATGTTGCAGTCCTGGGCCATCCACGCGATGCGCTTAATACCGCCTCTGCACCCGAACCATAATCAAATGTCGGAATGTTGGTCAGAGTAATGTTAGACAGAGTCCAGGAGGTGTGCGATCCGCCCCGAACCAGTTTCGCTGGTTGATGATCGGGATGCACAATAATCATTGTGTCGGCCGACTGCGTCCAGTTGAGCTCGAACAGTTGTGCAGTGGTATAGGTAGTGGTTACGTTCGCCTGGTGAACCCCATCCCTGTAAACCGCGATGTTGTTGTTCGAGAACGCCATGAGATATGTCTGCTCAACATTGAACGCAAACATAACAATGCGCGAACTGCCGGCGAGGGTCGCCTGGTACGCCATACCAGGCCGGCGTTTCATCCCGCCCTGGGGAAGGTTCAGCACGTTCGTTCCCTCCTCGACGCCCTGGTAATACTGCTGTAAATCAGTCCGAGAGGCTAATCGAGGATCGAGAACACCCGCGACAAAATTCGTCTGGAAATTAAGAGTACGCGGCATTAACGGCGAACCTCCGTGAACGGACTGTCAACAATCTCGCTCGGGGGCCTCGCCTGTGAATCAATGAATCGTGCTCGTTGAAGTTGTTGCTCAAAAAACGCGCCGTATATTTCGCTGAAACTGCGGTTGCTAGTGACGGGTATTGCGAACTGTGCGGCCAGGCCAAACTCCATCAACTTAACAAAATACGGTGGCAGTTTCGATTCGTCAGGTTTGAATAGATAATCCATCGCAAGCGTACTCGCGTTTGCGTATAACTTGTCCTCGTAGAGTTCGTATTCGGTATCTGGATACAACTTGATTGCAGTCAAGTATCCAGACGGTAACTGGTACGCATAGGTCCACTCATTGAGTGGAGCCGCTGTGAGTCGTCCCAGGTTTGCCTTTGCACTGGCAAAACGCCAACGATGTAGCGTTAGCGTGTTTTCATACGTTGTGGTGTAGAGGTTACTTGCAACCTCCGCTCCTGCGCCCCCTTCAGTAAAACTAGCAATCGTCCCGTGCCCGATTAAGAGCAAGGCGTTGGAACACATAGCAATATCGGTTGCCATTCTCTTACCCTAAACCATAACAGGGGTAGGGGCATAAATGCCCCCACCCCCGCCACAGGTGAAACGAACTCCAGGCATGAGCCTTTTGTTCGGGTTAGTCTGAGTCGGTTTCTGCGATAGCAGTACCGTCCGAAACATCAACAACACTCGACGCATTTGACAGCACACTGACGAAATGCGTTGTGGGCGTACTTGTGTCGCACACAATGATGACGTCGCGCACCTGCAAAAGATCGGTTGCGCTATTGAAGTATCCAGAGGTATTTACCGTCGCAATCGCATCGGTGGTTGAATACATCCATAACCTCGGCGCATTTCCACCAGGACCGACTTGATATAAGCCACTTGCTGCATAAGCCATGATGTTACCCCCGATTACTGGTAAGAAACGGACACGATACCGTCACCGTCACGCGACACAGAACCAGCTTTCATTACACCGTTCGCCAACCATGAGGTCTTTTGTGCGATGTAATTAACTTCTGATTTGATGTCGATGCCGATAGCCATACCGATAGCACTTTCGTGCCAGGCGAAACCTTCCCAAGTGCTTGCCGCATAGGGGAGTCCACCTTCCGATCTTGATTCGATCATATGCCACTCGAAACCCATCCACGAATTCAGCTCGCCAGCCATTAACAAACGTACTGTGTTGTAGTCTGCGCTGGTGATGGTGCTGACATTCAAGAGGTCCTCGAGGCCATCGGCAGATATAGCAAAATGCCGACCACCACTCGGTACGCCCTTGTCGTTTAGGTGTTTCGAGGCCGTGATTACCTTTGCCAGGGTCATACCGGCAGAACCGTGGGCAATCGTGCCCGCGGGACTTGCCTCTGCGCCCAGCGCATCGATGATGAGCTGGTCCAGTCTACGACCCAATGCACCGGCAATCGTTTGTGCTAATTCAGTCTGTTCGTCGAAATTGACCTCGGCGGCATCGAAAATATCTGTGTATTCCGGTGCGTTCCAGTTTCCCAACGTACAGTTGATTAGCGAGTGTGTCACATCCATTGGGGTGACGTCCGCTTGGGATGCCTTCTGATTAGCAAGACCTTTTCCCATTTTGCGGAATTTGTAAATATCACCCACAACGCCGTTACGAACAGTGACGGTATTACGAAGTGATCCCGCCGTTTGAAAGGCGTGTTTCACATCGTCGTCAAACTGCTGCATCGCGGCAGACGATAAGTTTTTGGACATGGTTAGTCCTCCGCTGTTGTTTCAACAAAGACGTCCTAAGACGTCGCCTGTCGATTCGGGTGTCCGTTTTCGGGCCGAAATCTAATCGCTAACGTGCGATATTGCCGACTCCGTCATCGGGCTCGGGAGGACCGAGGTATCCAATAATTTTGGAGTTACTTCTGCGCGAAGAGTATTAGTATTTCGCGCTATTGTCAACAAAGTTTCTTCTTTGTGTAGTTCGTCTTGATCCATGCCATAACAAATCTTATGCGGGCCATAACCAAAGTCATGCAACCTAAAATCTTGCATCAATTCCTCTTTGGTCGCCCACCCATGTGTCGTATATGTTGGAAACGTGCCCGTCACCAAAAAGTAAATATCAGTGGGATAATTTCGCTTTCGCCTTTCACACAACAACCGCCCATCCTCAAACTTTGTGTGCTTGACGTCTACGGTAATACCGCTCGGCAACATGACGTCGTAAGGTCGTGGATCAACGTCTAAATCTGGATACAGCAGAAACCGCTTACAAAATGCAATCTCGGACCCCACCGCGTGTAGGTCGGTTTCGAGTTGCGATTCAGCAGATATTTTGTTCCAAGGCTTATTTTGGCGGGTTCCCGCCAAATATTTGACTACAAATTGCTCGTGTAACGTCAGTTCTATATTCATTTAGCCACTATGCGCCCTACATCTTGTGGCGGTCAACTCACTACGCCGCGCCAATTACCTCAGTTTCTGCCGCCGCATCGCCATAGTAATCACGGTACGCCTGTTGCACCTTGCGCCGGTGTTCGGCGTCAATACTCATAAGTAATTGACCGTTCTCGTTCTTCTCCGCTCGCATTTTCCGTAATTCCTCAGGTGTATGACTGTCTTGCGGCTGAACTGTGCCCTGAGCCAGGGGGGCCTCGCGGGACTTACCAACCAACGACTCGAGCAATCGAACCCCATCCGCCGTATTCGCCACGCCCTGATATATCTGCCATTCTGACGCCGACAAATTCGCCTTGCCCCAATCGCTTAGAGCTTGCAAACGA